CGCCCAGCTTTTCTTCGCCACCATCGAGCACACGAAAGGAGAACGACATGCCGTCTACGTCACCGCGCTGAACGGTTTCAACCTGCGGTGCGGCCCATGACGGCGGCCGAATGGTCATATCTAGCCCTGCGCTGGTTTTTCTTAACGTGAGTGTGCCTGCACGGGTGCTGCCCAGCACAATGTCAGAGTTGTGATTCCAAAGAGCCTTCACAAGTCCAGCCGACCGCATCGTCCTGTCCACGGCCTCTGGAAGAATCACCTCTCGAAAGTGCCCCCAGCGAGGCTCATACAGCACTTGTGACTTCACGTTGAAAACAATCGGCATTCCCCTCAAAACAGGCGTGCCGTTGTCGCTGTGATCGACCACCATGCGCGATGTCGCCTCGCGCTCTTCGCGAAACTCAGAGACTCCGGACATAGGTCACCTCTTCCTGCAAGATCAGATCGGCCACCGCCGCCGGTCGATCCTGCGCCCACCGTGTCAATACCCGCTCGATCTCCACCGGATAGTCGTCCGCATCGCCATCCGCAATGGCTCGAATCTGCGCCGCCGCGGCCGTCAACATGGGCCGCAGGATGGCGCGCGTGTAGTGGTCTACGTCTTGCGGCGATCGGATAAACACGAGGTGGTTCCGCATATCCGTACGGAGTGCGTCCACGCAGGTGTCCTCCCACAGCAAGTAGTAGCTCTCGGCCCACGCTCGCAGCTTGGCCGGTGTGCCTTTATTCGCACGTGCCCGTGTCGTCTCCTTCTCCACTAACAACCCCATGTGGTACAGCACCGAATCCCGGTGCGTCAGCATCATGCCCTGCCGCCAGTCAGCTTCCGCCTTCTTCAGCGCAGCCAACGCCTCTTCGGCGTCCGTCCGTGCCGCCCGCTCCGCCGCCCACTTCGCCGTGATGTCCGCCGCCGCCTGCTCCGCCGCCTGCCGCTGCTCCGTGGCTTGTGTCGCGTCTGCTTCAGCCTTGGCCGTCGCCGTGGTCAGGGCGTCCTGCTCGGCCCGCAACGCCTCCACGCGGGTCTCAAGCGACAGCGTGTGCGCCTGCATGGCTAACAGGTTGTGCTCGGCCTTGCTCAGTTCCACGATCTGCGCGTCTCTGGCTTCTTCCGCGAAGATGATCGCCGTCCGTTGCTCGGCAATCGCCAGCGCCCGGTCCCGCTGCTCCGATTCCACCGCCAACTGCAGCGCCGCCACGGCCGCGTCATGCGCCGCCGTCATCTGCGTCACCCGTGCCGTAGCTGTTACACACTCCGCCGCGAGCTGGTCGCGCTCCGCTTGCAAGGCTTGGGCTCTCGCTGCAGCCTCGAGATGCGTCCGGTCTAGACTCACCAGGCGCGCATTCACACCATCCAGCGCAGCCGTCGCCGCATCCGCATCCAGCCGTGCCGCTTCCTTGTCGGCCGCCAACTGATCCGCCCGTGCCGTGGTCTCGAGCAACAACGCCTGCAGCCGGCCACGCTCCTCTCGCGCCGCGTCCAGCTCTGCCCGCCATGCGTCGGTCTGTAGCACGTCTGACTCGTCACGCTTCGCCACGGACAGGTTCACCTGTTCCATTGCCGTGGCGATCCGCGTGTCCATCTGGGCCATCGCATGCCGGAGTTCGTCCATCATCTGCGCGGCCTTCTGCTCGTCATCGTCCGCCTTGGGTTTCGATTCAGTTGGCGGTTGTGCTGGTGGGGCCGGCGGCCGGACTTGAGCATTCACTACATCGTCAAGTCGATCAATTGGAACCATTGCGCCCTGCACCACGTAAATGTCGCCGCCCGGAACGGGGTTCATGTTCTCTAATATGCGAATATCGTTAATCGACAGCCATCCTCCGTTGCGTCCAGTAGCATAGGCTCTATACCGCGTATCGAGATCGGCCACGTAGCGTGAGTCCTGAAGATGTTCCACGAACTGAATCTTCCGCTCCAATCTCGGAATCAGTTTCATCCGCGCTTCCTGCTCCCACACGCGATACACGGGACGCAAGGTGTTGATGTAGTACTCCAAGTCCTGATGAGCAATGTTATTGTTCGTGCTGCGATCCAAGATACCAATCTTGTGTGGCGGCACACCAAACCACATCGCAATATCGTTGGCCTGAAACTGTCTCGTTTCGAGAAACTGGGCATCATTCGGAGGTATTCCGATCCTGGTGTACTTGGCGTCATTCCCCAATAAAAGCCATCGATGCGCACGCTCCACGCCCTCATGCTCTGCACCGATCGACGCCTTAAAGCTCTTGGCGGCAGTGTCTGTCAAGTGCTGCCCTGGACCAAGTGACACCACGCCACCAAACGTTGACCCATTTCCGAAGAACGCGCCGCCAAACCGCTCGGTCGCCAACCCGAGCCCAATGGTTTCGCGCATGAGCGCGATCACGCTGTACCCAACCAATCCGTCATAGGCGAGCCCAGCAATGTGGAACATATCCCGAGCTGGAAGCACGTCGGCACCGCCGCGCCCATCCGTTCGAGCCACCTCGTACGAATGTTCCCCTGTGTACGCATCGAGTTTCACCTTGACTCGATCGGGTGTGATAGGCCACAGCGCCACAACCTTGCCGGTGCCGTCACGCTGAATCTCTGCATACCCATTGCCCCACGTCAACATGTGGGCGGTTAATGCCCGTCGGAACCCCATTGCAGATAAGCGTGGGTTGGCCTCATCATGCAGGATTTCATAGAGTGTTGAGTCTGCGAGCCGCTCTTTGCCACCATCCTTGAGCCGTTTGTAATGAAGAAACGACGTGCTGGATACATCATCAGACACACGCTTCACGCAGGCCCAGACAGGGCCGTAATTCAGAGCCGTGTGCTCACTCACGCTCACGCCAGAACTGCTCCGCGGAGCCCCCCACAACCGCGCCAACTCAGGAGACGATGACATCAACGGACCAGACCACACGCCGCGCTTCTCAGCAAACTTCACGACCGATTTGGTTAAGGCGTACAGCGGACGCCCAACAAGACTGGTTTGATTCATATCGTTATACCCACGCAGCAATCATGGTTGAGTTGTGGTCCCCTGCATGACGATCCATCCGATCGATCGCCATAATCAGCGCCACCACGCCATCGATCCGCTCCGTCGATGTTTTCTTTGAGGGCTTGATGTTGCCAGCCGCGTCAGTCTCAGTGGAGACGTTACCGATATTCCACCGAAGGACTGGATGCCCATCGTGACGAAGCGTTCTGGACAAGATCGCCTTCTCGAATGACTTGGAGGGTGCTGACAGAGACGCGAACCCCTGCCGCATGACCACCAATGTGAAGCCGTCTTGTTTCTCGAGTTGCTGAGTGAGATCGGTGGCATTCCACGGGTCGATCGCGATCTCTCGAATCTCAAACTCGGACGCCCATTCGTTCACCATCCGCCGAATCGCCTGATAGTCCACCTGGTTCCCAGGCGTTGCTGTGAGATAGTCTCCCTGCCATTGATCGTACGGCACGCGATCACGGTGTGATCGCTCACGAATCGACTCCTGCGGAATGAAGAAGTGCGGCAATACATCGAAGCCGCCCTCATCATCAGGAAAGACCGCCACGAGCGCGGTTAAGTCTTTTGTTGAACTTAAGTCCAAGGCTAGATAGCAGCGCCGTCCTCGCAGGCTGGCGCGATCCATCGGCACACGGCAGGCATCCCACGCAGGCATGCTGATCCACCGAGACGCTTGCTCTGTCCATTGGTTCAGGTACAGTCTGCGAAAGGTGTTCTCCTGCGCTGGGATCTCTTTCGCACGAGCCGCGGCCACGCGCATCTCTTCCAAACTGCGGAAGTCCCCCAATGCTGGATTGGCCTGCTTCCACACCTTCTCATCGGTCCAGTCGGCGTCAATGGGCGCCTCATACAGAATCGGCAGGAACGTCGGATCGAGCGCCGGATTCTCAGCCACCTTCTTCGCATGCGCGTACAGTTCCCAGAGAATCGAGTGGCGATCGAATCCGGCCGTGGAGATCGCCAGCATCAACGGCTGCGAGCGTGCGCCCTGCGAGGTCGTCAACACGTCATACAGTTCCCGATTCGGCGCCGCATGGAGCTCGTCATAGATGATGACGGACGCGTTGAACCCATGTTTTGAATACGCCTCTGCCGAGATGGCCCGGTAGAAGCTCCCGCTTTCCTTGTGGATGATCCGCTTGTACGAATCGTAGATTTCACACTGTGCGGCCAACGTCGGGTCGTTCCGGATCATCTGGGACGCGACGTTGAATACCAGCGCCGCCTGATCCTTGTCGGCCGCGGCTGAGTACACCTCGCCACCAATCTCGCCATCGAACATCAGGAAGTAAATCGCCAGCGCCGCAGCGATCTCGGATTTGCCGTTCTTCCTGGGTAGCATCAAGAGGCACTGCCGATAGATCCGCCGACCGTCCTTCCCGGTCTTGAATAGTTGCTTGACGATCCGGACCTGCCACGGACGAAGATTGAATCCCTGCCGAGCGAACGGACCCTTCGTATGGGTGAGCTGGTTGATCAGCCGCACCGCCCGATCCGCCCGAGACTCGGCTTTCTTCACGCCCACTTATTCACCGGCTCCTCTGGCTTTGGCACGACAATCCGAGACCGCCCCACCGGCTCCAGACCAAACAACGCGTAGTACGGCCGGATCGTCGTGGCGAACTCCTTCTCGAGCTTGATCGCCGCGTGCAACCCCACCTTGGGCGCCCCGTTATAGTCGTCGCTGATCGTGAACGGCGCGAAGCCATCGGCATCCTTCTGGGTATCAGCCATGTCTAGCGTGGCCTGCAGCCGGCAGAGCGTCCTGAACACCTCCACGTCAGCAGGCGTCAACGTCCCCATCTGAATCGCAATCGGCGCCAGGCGGTCCCAGACCACACCAGCCACACGCGACATGGACGGCTTAACCACGTCACCAGCCGGCGGCTTCGGTTGGTCCGGATTCAGCCGATCCTTCCGCGTGATACCGCGTAACACTTTCAACGCATGTGGTTTAGGACGCCGTCCTGAGTTCGCATTCCCCATATAGCCTCTTTTCAGTCAAAACCTGCGCGTCGG